CTTAGGGTCTGTAACGAATCTTTTATCACCCCATCGTTCATCCGCATCCCAAATGTGTTGTGGTAAATACCCTTGATGATAAAGTTCATTACAAATAATTTTTTTCTTCTTAGAGTTTGCCGCGGTTGATGCTGTTGCTTGAGCTGCTTTAACTTGTTGGTTTGCTGCCTGAATCTGTTGTTGAGCAATTTGCTGGTTTGTTTCAATTGTTTGTTGGAGTGTTTGATTTGCAGCTTGTAACGATTTAACAATCTCTTTTTCAGATTCTAATTGAGATGCTAGTGTTTCTTTTTGTGCACCCAACCCTCGTGTTTGTGCAGTTAACGATACTCTTTCTATTCCTTCTTTAGTTCCTTTTAAAACCGAGTTTTGGAAATCAGATAATAGTTGTTCGTATCGTTTAGTTAAAGCATCAAATTCTGATTGAACAGTTCGTGTTAATGTTTCAGCAGCAATTACTTGGTTTTGTAAATCTGATATTTCAGATTCAAGTGTTGATATTATAGCAGATAAATCGGCATTTTCAACTGTTAACTCACCATTTTTATTTATTAATCTTTCAATTTCAGTAAGTTTATCTTCATATTTTTCATATTTAATATACCTATCTCTTGGTGGTTTTTTTTCTTTTATTAACTCATCAACTTTTATATCAATTGCCTTTTGTAATTGCTCTTCATCGTAATACGGTCTTTCTAAAGGAGCTGATGTTTCACCACTAAATGATGTTTGTTCTTCCTGTATTTGTTCTTGTGGTTCTAATAAATCGGTTTTTAATTTTGGTTGTATTTGTTTTCCTCTAATTTGTTCAGTTCCAAATGGTTTATCTTTTTTTAATGAAGCAGGTTTTACTTCCTTTCCATCAACTTTACGCACAACAATTCCTTTAGATGTATCTATCTTCGTTGCCTTTGAACCTTTTTTAACAAGTTCATCTATTCTAAATCTATCTTGTAAACTCATTTTATTTCTCTATTGTAAAAGTTAAATCCTTATCTACAAAGTATTCTATAACACCATCCCTATCTACTTTAATTTCAATATAGTAATCTCTATTGTATTCCCAGCTTGTTAAGTTTAATTTAAAATAGTTACCACTCGAATCACAACTAACTTTTGTGTAATCTGAGAATGGTATAATTATCTCTTCTGTGATTACATCTTTTATTTGGTAATAAGTAGTAGATGGTAAATATTTTACATCTGTGTAAGAATATGTGTTGGTGTATGTTTTGAGAGGATATTTCTCTCTACCGAAAACTCTGATTTCAGGTTTACTTCCACGCTTATATCTGGTCTTTAATCTTTTGAATGTTACATGAATATCATCAGCGGTAAGTTCTGTTAAAGAGCCAGTAGAGAACGAAGAATCATCCCAACCAATTCTCAATTTAGGTTGGTAAATAGTATTTGTTTCTTTTGAAAAGAATTTTAATTGACCGTAATCATTTGTATCATTTTCTAATGAAGATGAATATTTTAAAATAAATCCTTCGTTTGGTATAGAACCACTAATCCACGAAGTCATTGTATCAATAACATCCATTTCAATATCAGTTGTTTCGTATGAAAATGATTGAGTTGAATATGAACCAGTAAACCAAGTTCCACCTTTACCATTAAATGAGCCAGTAGTATCTGCTGAATGTGAATCTTGTGTCATCCAATTAACACCTGTTCTAACTTTATCCCAAGAAACACCATCTGTACTGATTTCATCAAATCTTGTACCGATTCCCATATCCCATGATTGGGTTACTGCATATGCATATATTGTGTAATCTGTTGGTATTTCATCAGATGAATCAGCTTCTCTTAGAATAAGTTCAGCCGAACTCATAGTTACATCTCCACTTACTATTGATTGAGAAAGTGATGTTGTATCAAACTTGATTAGTGTGTGAGCAATATCTTTTAAGTTTCCATAATAAGTTTTAGAAACTTCTAATATCTCATCCAACCCTGTGTTTTGTGTTGGTTGTTGTAAGTAAATCGTTGCATCTTTTGATGCCGTTACAAAATAATACATTATACAACCCTCCCTTTAATATCTTTGTTAGGAAACTTCACTTCAAATATAGATGGGTCTAAAGATGGATAAACCATTTTACCTTTAGTTGCATCTTGTATATTATATGAATGCGATGAATAGTTTCCTAAACACTTGTTAGTAATTTCACACTTAGGTACTGATTGTACTCCCTCTACTCCTGCAATCAGTAATTCTATTTCAGAAATGTTGATTGCCATATTAAATGTCCAATTATCGATGTTAAAGTAATCTTTCAATTCATTTATACATCGTGTAAGAACTTCTCTTTTATTATATCCACCATAAACTCTGATTTCAAAATCTACACCTATGTTTATGATAAACCCATCAATAACATTAACACCATCAGTTAACATTCTATATTCTCCTAAATAAGTTTTTAGGTTTTCTTTAATAGCCTTATTTAATGATGTTAGATATTTACTTGAATCATATCCAAGTACATATAAGTTAATTGCAAATGGATTATTCTTTTCGTTTATGTTATTTTTCTTTCCACTTAAGAATTTTCTCAATTCATCTTTTGTTTGTTGTTCTGTTAGGTTTTGTTTTCCTAATGATTGAACTAATCCTGCAAATTCTTCTAATGAATCAGGATTATTTAAAATAGATGAAGGTGAATTATTATCTAACTCTCCATCTGGTGCACAATATGCTTTTGCAACACCACCATACTTTGGAGGTAACGATAACGCTCTTACTTGATAATCTTTTCTTGTTACCGCTCTGTTTTGTGAACCAAAGTTTGCTAATGAATTTTCTCTAATCTCTTCGATAGATTCTGCACCTCTACCTCCTCTACCTGGTAATTCGTTTTCTATTGCAACAGAAGCTTTCATTCTGTTATAAAGTGCTAATTCTGCCGAACCAAATACACTCGTATCTTCATCAAACGAAATAGAATTAATTCTTGTTATTTCTTTTGAAGCAACATTGGATTCAACTCCACCACCTACTAAGTAAGAAACAGTCAATGTTGTATTTGCAGGAGCCTGTCCATATGTTTTAGTTTTTAAGAAATTAGAAGGGTCAAATGATGCACCCAATCTATCTATGGATGAATTTAATCCTAATCCAACATTTTTAAAGTTTGGTATTAATGTTTCATCTGATGATGTTGAGTTACCTCCTCCAAATATTATTGAAGTTGTATTATCTTCATTTACCTTTGTAGTAAATCTTCTTGATGTTTTTATAAGTTTTAAAACACTTGATACAGAATCTTTAAATTGTGCTAAATCTTTATCTGTTTGTTCTGAAGTTGGATAATCCACATAAACCATTTCTTGTGCAAGATAAGGAACTTGATACCATTTGTTTCCATTTGAATCTCTTACATCATAGATATCAATAATATTTGTATCTGCTAATCTTATTTGTGAAAATTGTTGAGCAGTACCAAACTGAACAGATGTTGTTTTTAATTCAGCTGAAATTGCATTTACATATTTTTTTATTAGATATTGTGTTGGTTCGTTTGTGTTTGAATCTCTTTGATATACAACAACTTCTCTATCTGTTTCATCATTGAAATCTAAAAGTTCGGTTGTTCTAAAAATAATTCCACCATTTGATTCACATACCATACCTTCTTTAATTCTTAATGAATAATCATAATCTGGTCGTATTGTACTACCACTACCAGTAGCTGGTACTAATTGGTAAACAGATAGTTTAACAATAGCAGGTGAAGTTACTTTTGGTTTGTATCCTAAATAAGAGGCCAATGCAATAACATTTTCCTTATCTTCTGCATACAACATCAATGATTCTTTTAAAGTATCATCTGTGTAGTATGAAAGTATATCACCCACATATGATGCCATTTCAATAAACATCATACCTGGTGATGATTCATTAAAATCAGAATAAGTTTTTGGGAAATATGCTTTTGCGTAATCAATTAGATTTTGTCTGAATTTAGCAAAATCTTTATTAAGATATTTTATATCTCTCCCTTGATTACTTCTTTTTGTTACACTATTTAAAGCCATCCTTTATTACTCCTGAATTCTAAATGTTATCTCTTGTGTTTCTATTTGGTTACCAACTGTAAACTTAATGTTCATATCTGCTCTGTGCATATCTTTCATTTCATCAGTCATTTTAATATCAACTTCTTCTATGTTTATATATGGTAACCAATAACCAACACTCTTAGTTATGGTTTCTGTTAACTTATTTTCAAAATCATCTGTCATTTGTTCAAACAAAAGAGAATGTAATCCAGTACCAAAGTTTGGTTGCATTACTCTTTCACCTTGTTTAGTTAACAAAAGATTTTTTAAATTTGTCTTAGCCTGTTCAAATGAAGAAAAAGATTGTTCAAAGAAACCCGTATTACCTCTTTTTAAAGGCAAGGTTATACCATACGCAAAGTCATTAAATTCTTTGGTATCTTTTACAACTTTTCTATCAAGAACATAAGCCATCAGTTATTCCTATCTCTTAAATTTTTTAACAAGTTCTGAATTATCTCTGTTTAAAATTCTATCTAATCCAGGCAATCCTGTTTGAACTCCAAGACCTGTTTTACTTGGTCCCCTTTTTATATCACCATAACCCATTTGAGATGCCATTTGAGCTCTCATGCTTTCAAGACCACCTCCTGCAGTTGTTTGAGTAAATGAAACTGTTTTATCCATACTTTCATTTACAGGTTGTTGAAATTTATCTAATACAGATTTTTGTTCAACTCCACCTTTTCTTTGTTCTGCTGAAAATGGTTTTGTATTATTTAGTACCTCATTTAAAACAGCATTTTTTGTAAACTGTTTTTTAGGTTGTTGTCTTTCTTCTTGTAGTGCTTGTTCTGCCATTTGAAATGGGTCTACTTC